TGTTTCTTTCTTTTGGTTTGCATGGATTTCTTCTTCATTAGCTGATATAAGATTTGTCTTTTCAGCGAGAATAGTATCCCTATTGTTTTTAGAATCTTCAATGTACTTCTCTTGCATCTCTATCTTACTTTGAGTAAGGTCTTTTGAATAGTTAGTATCAGTGATATTTGTATTTACTTCTCTTACCTTTGTTTTTAGAACAAGGTTCATCAAAGAGAATATCTTAATATCTAGGATATCCTCTACAACTTCTCTACGGTTCTTAGAGTTCAACTGCATAAAAGGTACAAAAGTAGAACTACCAAGAATCACAACTTGTGTAAAAGAACGATAGTTAAATTTAAGTATTTGTTGTTCTAGATGTTTCTGATAGTCTTTTGCATTTGCGTTCTGATTAATCATCACATCATCTACATAGATTTCAAACTTGTTAGGTTTGATGCCACGAACAATTTTTACTTTTTTACTTTGCGTAGTAAATTCTACCTCAACAACACCTTCTCTCTGGTTGATAGAATTAAGTAGTTGTCCTTTACTGATTTGTCTAAATGGTTTATTAAATAGAACAAAACATAGTGCATCTAGAATAGTAGATTTACCAGCACCATTTTCACCCACTACAAGTGTAGATGGATTCTGGTCAAGTTGAATTTCAGTGAAAGTATTTCCAGTAGATAGGAAGTTCTTCCACCTCACAGTATTAAAGGTTACCAAATTATAACTCCAAGTCACAGGCCTCTAGATAGAGTGCCTTCATAGTATTTTTCAATCGTTTCTTGTCTAAGTCAACATCAAGTTCGTCAATGTATTTTTCTAAGAGTGTGGTTGTATCTTGAGTATTCTCTGCAATATCATCTGATACATTCTCTGCATCTAAGTCAGAAAAGTCCTCAACAATCTTTACTTCATGAGTTTGTTCTTGCAACAACCTATCAGTAAATCTATCAAACTGGTACAAATCTTTTTTGTTTACTACAACTAGTTTAATAAACTTATCTTTATATTGTGATACATCTACCTTACTATAGTCTGTAGTTGTATCATCATAGTAAATCTTTTCAAATATTGTGAAGGGATTAATAATCCTCTCAAGTTCTTTTGTTTCTGTATCAAAGATATGAAAACCTTTAGGACAATTATCATCACTCCATGTCATCTGGTAAGTATTACCAAGATAATAGATATGACCATCATCAGACTTCTTGTGAAAGTGTCCAGAGAATACAGTATCAAACTTCTTGAACATTTCTTTAGGATAACCAGCTTCAGAGTAGTGACCCTTATGCATTTCAAAACCAGTAATCTCTAGATGACCCATACAAATGTCTGCATCTGCACTGGCAATCTTTCTCATTACATCACCATAGTTTTCTGCATTAATCCAAGGACAGAAAAAGATTGGTGTACCATCAAACTCTACAACACAAGCCTCTGGATAGTATTCAATATTTTTCGCCCATGAACGACCATATTCTTTTCCACCCAATAGTTCTTCAATTGAGTTGATATCGTTTGTATTTTTGTAATAGGTATCGTGATTACCAATAAGGATATGCATATTAATATCTCTATCAATAATCGGTTTAATGAATCGTGTGCGAAAATCATTTGCAATCTTATATGAAACAAACTTACGTCTGTCCATAGTATCACCTAAATGAATGATAGTGTCAATACCTCTTTTATCAATATAAGGGAAAAATATCTCCTCCCAAAACTTGTAAAAGTATTCGTTAAATGGTAGACTATCATTTCTCGCACCGAAGTGAGTATCAGTTATCAGTGCTATCTTCATTATAAAATAATTCTAATCCTTTTGGTTTGTCTTTCTTCTTCTTGGGTTTATAAACATCTTCCTCTGGAAGATAGTTTTTCTGTAAATAATCTGTGTAGGGATTTTGTTGGACTTCTCCATTTTCCTCTTGCATCAAGAACATATCTACATTCATGTTTTCAATAATCTTATTTTTTACATGGGCTTGTTTCTTCTCTTTTTGTATTCGTCTAAGAAACGCATAGTAGATAATCTGTGTAAAATATGCAAAAGGATTATCGGATTTGTCTGGATTAAAATTGTGTACATACTGTAGACAGTTCTCAATACCATCACTAATCATCTCTTCACGATAAGTATAATTAATAAAATTTGGACGATAGGATAGGTGATTTGCAATCTTTAGAAAACACTCTCCAATATAGTTTGTAATCGGAGGTTGAGGTTTACCCTCTTTTTTCGCCTGTTTACAACGGTCATTCCATTCTACCATCGCTTGTAAAAACTCTTTGTTATTTACATAATGTGGTTTTTTCTTTTTTTCAGTCACTTCACCTTTTCCTTATTAAAGTTATACATACAATACCAGAATCTTATATCAATGTCAAGTCAGAAATCACTCTCTATCCCATCCTTAACATATGACTTACCGTTGAAATGTTTATCCATAAGTTCAATTTCATTTTTTGTTTTTGATTTTTTAGCCTTTTGACTTGACTCTGACTTGACAGATGGGTATAATCCTCTATGTAGGGTTTGAAGGAATGCTTTAATGTATGGTTTTAGTTGTATCTTCATCATCAAAATACTCATCCAACATCTCTTCATCTAACTCCTCTTCTAACTTTCTTAATTGTTGAGGAGTGGGTTCTTGTTCTGCAAGAAGGGCATCTTTCCCTTTTTTCATTCTAAGAACACAAAATTCATAAAACTTGGCAATACCTACTGACGCAGTTGTTACTGCAACAATATTATTTTTAATAATTTCACAACTTTCATTTTCACCATATGATACCCAACGAGATAGAGCCATAGATTCTTCAATCCCTTTTTTTGATACTCTGGGGTAACTATTAATTTTTAATGGATTGTGGGCGGTGACAACTGAAGTGTCATTCTTTCCACTCAACGTAGTTATAATCTCATCACCATTTGTAAGTTTTAAAATTTTAGTATCCATGTTTTAACTTTCTATTGGTAGATTTTTGATTTCATAATCAAACTCTTCTTCATTATAGATATTTATTCGTTCCATAAAATGACGAAGAGTAAAATTTTGTTTTGATTTCCAAGTTAAATCATCTGCAATATCTAGAAGTGTCGCTCCAGACTTATTTTGATTTGTTCGCAAGCCCCTTCCAATAGATTGCAAGACTCTAATCCTACTTTTGGATGGTGAGGAGAACACGACATTATGAAGATTACGAATATTAATACCAGTAGAGAACGTACCATAAGACGCAACAATGATTGCGCTCTTCTCATTCTCTGTAATTGAACGAATCTTCTCCCTCGTTTCGGTGTCAGTACCACCCCAAACATAAAATACTTTCCTCTCTTTGCTTACGGTATTTATAAACATATCATGCAATACCGAACCATGTTTTTCCACAAATTGAAAAAGTACCAATGTATTACCTTTTAGGTGATTTGTCAAGTTTACAATAAATTTATTTCTTCTTTCATCACGCACCAGTAAATCTACCTCATCTTGGTAGTTCTGGTCTTTCATAAATTTTCTATCTGCATCTGGATATTGCAACACTATACACTTAATATTTAATTTTGCAAGCGTTTTATCATCCATTAATTTTTTAGTTGTAGTAACCTTATTGACAGAACCAAATAAACCTTCTAGTATAAGTCTATGTGTTTGTGTACCATCAAGTGTACCAGTGAACCCATGACGATACTGGGTCTGGTGCATTTTGTTCATAATATTTGTAAGTGATTTTGCTTTAAACAAATGTACCTCATCACCAAGGATACAACCAAACTGTTCAAAGTATTTCCTGGGCATTTTATACAAAGACTGCCATGTAGAGATTGTTACTTCTTTTGTAATCTCTCTAGAATGACCTTGGTATATCTTTTGCATTTTGCTTTCAACATAACCATAATCAAGAAAATCGGTGTACATCTGTTCCACAAGAGATGTTGTAGGAACAAGTATAAGGACTCTGTTAGACTCATACCATCTACTCAATAAGTAAATTATAAGCGACTTGCCTGAAGCAGTAGGACTAAGAGACAAGCTCCGATTGTTTCTGACTGCATGAGTAAATGCGGCCATCTGGTAATCACGAATCTGTAAACTCTTTCCCTTGGATTTAGGTGACACTCTTCTAACAAATCCACCCAAGACTGCAGCTCTATGTTCTCCTTCATCTTTTACTCCTTCTTTATATTCAATATCAATATCATTTCTTTTTGCAAATTCCTCAACATACGACAAAAGACCAAAATAAATTTCGCCTGTCATTTGGTTGTACAAACGAATCTTTCCATCCCATACACGACTTTTATAAGTAGGCATAAACCTTGCGCCTGGCACTTCAAAGGTAAAGAAGTCTACCAGTTCTCTCGCAATATTTGGTTCTGTGTCAACTTTCAAATATACATCATTTTTCTTTGATATAATCAAAGTGAACCTTCCATAAACCTTTTCCAATCAATCGCATTTTTAATT